AATGATGGCCAACCACAACGAACTTCACTTGTGTTTCCAATATGCCACCTCCTTTCCGATGCCATCCGTTTTGAAGACCGTGTGAATGCGCGGACCGGTAACGATTCGATCACCGAACGACTTTGCAGCCATGCCGAACGCACCCATGTCCACCAGCGTGGCGGGTGCTGCTTCCATCTTCCAGAAGCGGTGGCTTTCAATCAGGTAGTGCTGTCTGATGATCCGGTGGGCAAAGTCCATCACGTCTTCACGGCTGCCTCCAAGCAGGCCAGCATTCAGCAGCTGATCGTTACGATACTGTTCGAGGAAGTCGCTATAGGCTTTGCCGTGGTGATTGGCCTTCATCCACTCTTCGGCGTACGTCTTATGCTCAGAGCCGACGTAAATTTTACCGTGTTCCATTTCTGACCATGGTTCCCGAAGCATCTCAACGTCTGTACCGTCGGTACACCACACGAAGCGATATTCTGGATGCTCTCTCAGGTGCTGATAGATATGCAGCCAGCGTGCAAAGTAAGGGCTCATGTTCAATGCAGGAACAGACTGCAGGGTTACACCTTCCGGTGCAGTAGCAAGTTCGTCTGCCAGCACCACAGCCTTAGCACCACGAATGGAACGGGCCCACGCCTGCAATAAGGCTGCATCGGCTGGCATCTTAACCTTGCGTTGCGGATCGGGCTGGTTTGTCAGGAGAGACGTGATAACAACATCATGCTGCTGTCGGTAAGGTACATATGCTGTATAGCCACTATCCCGACGGGCGCTGTAGATTATTGCATTTGCCTTTGCGAGACTCTCGCGTTCAGGCCGGGGTATTGAGCGAGAGCCCTCTTCATGCTCATCCATCGAATGAATCAGCTTTTCCGATCCAGACACATCAGCGAACGCCCAGGTCGATAACCCGGCGTTGTAAATGCGAAGGGCCAGATCTGGATGCTCATACATGCCGCGACCGTACACTGGATCGAAACCGCCAACCTTCTCAATGGCGCTGCGGTGGTAATACAGCATCACGCCACGCTGTCCGGTGTAAGCAATGTGCTTATCATCCCGGTACAGCACAGCCATATCGTTCAGCTTATTGCGGCCAGCGAGGTCGAGGAACTGGTAAGCCAGGTGCGGTTCTGGTGATTCGATGTAAGGCAGGTGCCAGTTATCGGCGATTGGCCATGCATCATCGTCCCACAGGAAAAGATGCTCACATTCTGCATCCACCAGCGCGGTTAAGCTGGCGTTCTTCGAAGCGACAATACCGAGAGATGATTCATGGCGAAAAAGCTTAATACCGTCAGGAACCGATGCTGATGGTTTAGAGCCATCGTCAATCACAACCACCAGCGCACCAATTGGAAGATGCTTCATGTGCTGCTCGAACGCGCTCTTAAGAACTTCTGGACGATTATGCGTGGTTATCGCTATGCCAATTCTGGAGGAAGTCAAACAAGCTGGCGCATACTGGACGCCATTTATGGTGACCTGCATTTTTATCCCCTGTAGGGCATATTAATTGTTTATCCGCTATAGACATTACGATGGGTTTGCCCATGGTGATGGCAATAAAAAAGCCCCGGCAGAGCGGGGCTTCATCAAATATCTTAATATCGATCAAAGTTCTCTTTTGAAAATGCGAGCAGAAGCTACTTTATCCATTCCATTCATACCATAAGGTCTTTGTGTATGATATTTACGCAGTAGTAGCTCACAGACCTCTTGGTGCTTGGACAGGAGGATTTTATCGATGTCACCTTGGGTTTTGGCTTCTGGGAAAACGTCAAAGTTAACCAAAAACAAAAAATCATCTTCTTCTGCAGGGGTATGCGCTAGATACAGATACCCTTCATCTGCAACCTTCACAAAAGTAAACCCAATCACGGATGATGGTTCAATAAATTTATCAATTTCACCTGGAGGCAGCAACCCAAGGGCATCTCGCACTAACGTCGTGCAGAACTCCACATCCTTCGGATCATCGAAGTTTACAGCACGTGTTGCTGAGTTTTTCCCAAAAGTTTCAAGTATCTGTTGTTCACTATAACCTTGCTCATCCAAGAACTTTATCCATTGATAAAGATGTGCCCATGGATTTCTTTTCCAGCCCATAATTCTCTCCTTAAATTAAAGAAACCCAATATTACTTGATGAACGATAGCACTGTGAAATCTGCATCTTTCAATTTGTGCACTGAGTTTTAATATACTCCTGCAGGCCAGTCAGTTGCTTTGTGACGGTTTCGATTCGCTCTCTGAGGGTGAAATAATCCCGTTCAGCGGCGTCAGTAAGTCGGGGGCCGGTGCCATCATCCATGCCGGAGGTGCCGGGCGTTCCGTTCTCGGGGCATTTTGCGTTGATGCGCAACCCACATTTGCCATTGCTAACGCAACGCTGCAGATCATCAAGCTGCTTTTTCGCATCTGCGAGTTCTCCTGTGTATTTGGCATCCAGTGCAGCAACATCACGCTGACGCGTTTGCATGTCGGTGATCGTGTCGTTCGCCAGCTTCAGATTGCGTTCGGCAGCGTCGGCGCGTTGCCTTTCATCTTCTGCTTCGCCCTGGTACCAGAACACCAGTCCACCGAATACCATCAGCACCACCAGCAAAAGCAAAGGCTTCAGGTCAAAGGTCATTGCTGCTCTCCGCCAGGCACATCGATCTTTCCATCTCTCGCCGGTTTTGAAGGCCTTTCCATTTCATACCACCAGCGTAAACCCAGCGGCGCATCTCTTCGCACGCTCCGTCGTGATCACCTTTGTTCAGCCTGCGCAATAACGTGGACTTCGAGAACGCGTCAGAACCAACGTTAAAGACGAAGCTGTAGAGCGCGGCGCGCTGATATTCGCCCAGCGGCACCTTAACCAGTTTGTCTACCGTGCGCTTGGCTGGCTGGAGATCTTTCCATAGCAGCTGGTCACATTCGCGGTCGGTATACTTCTTCCCTCTCACGATGTCCCGGCCCGTATGGCCGTCGCAGACAGTCCATACTCCGGCGACGTCTTTATACGCTTCGTACTTCCGACCTTCTACGCCATCCTGCCCACCGAGAAACAGGGAGGCGATCAGCATTGCCCCACCACCAGCAGCGGCGATGAGTTTGTTACGCAGGCTACTGGTCATTGGCATTTAATCATCTCCGACTTTGACTGCAGGCCCGTACTTCTCAAGCGCCTTTACCTGCGCATTTGCAACTTTACGTTTGAAATACCAGTTAATGAGCCCTGTAACGACTATCCCGGCAATGCCAGCAAGTACGCCGATGGCGCTCCATTCGTCAGGACTCAGTTTTGTGAGGACGCCGTTCAGGATTGTTCCTCCTGAGGTGCCGAGGGCGACTCCGGTAACAAGCTTGCTCATACGGAACATTTCTCTCACCTCGCTGGTTAGCGGGTGCTGTGGGGTTGAGGATCAGGCTCTCCGGATGAATTACGACAAGACCAATGATGGGGGTTTCCGGGAGCCTGAAATAGAAAAGTCCACCAGATGGTGACCTTAGAAGATAAAAAACCCGCTCAATGGCGGGTTTCTGTTTTGTTTTGTTGCTCAGTTCGCTTTAACGTCCCGAGCTTACCAGAATTTAAGCATTTTCCGCGCAATCATTCAAGTAAAACTTGTCGCTATTTGTGCCGAATGCGTCACACATTGGCTTGTACAGCATCGATTCTGCAACATTTAGCCAGACATCGATCCGGCTTTCGCAGGTTCGTAAGCACCACTCAGGATGTTTTTCATTCAGATCTCGCGCCATGGCCTTTTTACTCAATCGGCGTACATAACGCTTCTCAATGACTGCCTGCAGTTTTTCATTGCCTGAACGGACCAGCACTTCGCTCATCACTGAGTCAATAATCATTGCTTCGTCGTCGGTACAGAACGCCAGGCCGCTTTTGTGCTTACCTTCAAGGATCTCCTTAAAGAACGCTTCAAGCTCAGGTTTGCTGATGCCGGATTTTTTCATACGGCGAAGCGCATCGTTGATAGCCGTCTTGGTGATTTTTGAGGATGCCAGCAGTTGATTGAACATATTGCCGCCAGAGCCGCCGCCGATATAAGACCAGCGGCCCCACATGCGGAGCTTGCCCTGAATCCAGATGCTTTCGAGAGTACGCAGGCGAACTATTTCGCCCGCCTTGCCAACTTCAGAAGGGTTAATCATTTTGCGTCTCCACTACGCCAGTACGCCGATAGCCAGCGCACGATCTAAAAATCGAAACAGCAGCGTTAATTGGTCGCCGTATTTCGCTTCAAATGCCACAGGGCCAGCGTGCAACTCGTCGTGATGCTCTCTGCACAGAGGTATCACAAACAGGTCGTGCGCCTTTGTACCCATTCCACCCTGCCCGTGGCCTATGAGGTGGTGGGGATCGTCTGCCGGGTTGTTACAGCACATGCACTGCTGCGACTTAACCCAACGGGTGTACTTCTCGTTTTCCCAGCGGCGTCGCTTGGGTTTCAGCATGAAGGATTCCGGGGTATCTGGATCAACCTTCACCGCCACTATCTTTTTTGCTTTCTCCTGCAGCAGTTCTACCGCTGGTAACGATGGAGTAATGTCACTTTCGCGCATTACGGATCGCATAGGTTCGGGCTGTAGCCTCAGAGCCTTAATGGCCATGCTTTCCGGGATAACATCTGCCAGGCCGTTCTTCACCAGCCACCAGCAGAACTCCGGCAGCGTAAGCACGTGGTCCTCACTGAAGCCAAGTTGACCGCTTACGGCCTTCAACAGCCAGGATACCAGGTTTTTACGGGCAATGCCTGCCAGCCTTTCAGTGGATTGATCACGCAACTGGTTATCACATCCCCAGCACAGGAGGATGCTGCCGGGTTCGTGCCGCATGATGGTGAAGTCGTCCGCGTGCCAGTCGTTATGAGGCCACTGACATTCACGTTTTTTCATCAGCCATGCATCAAGAACTGACAGGCCGCCAGCACGCTGGATCACCCTGGGGTTTTCAAAAACAGGCTGCAAACTGGCATCCTCGGCCAGGGGCTGATGGGATTGTGGTAAGGCTCCAGAGGGCATATCTGCCAGCTGCTCGCCGGGAGTTTCGATCACAACGCGTCCCTGACGGAATAGCCACATCAACTCACTACCGGGACGGAAGAGCACAACACCAGCAACGGGTGCAATCTCAGGTGTCAGTAAAGCTCTCACGCCATCTGCCCCTTAGCGATATGCTCCGCCCACAGGCCACCTACCCAGCGCACACCCTTCGCAGTAAATCTCGCCTGGCTGAATGCGTGGTTTGAAGCCACTGATGTTCCTGTTTTAACTTCAAAGCGTCCAGCGTCGATGTGCTGATGCCGCGGCGTCAGCGTTCCGCCGAGACGGTACATAATTTCGTTCTCGATCAGGAAAAGGCGAAAATCAGTCTCTTTGGCTTTAAGCAGTTTCGCCACCTGCCGGAATGAGAGTGAGCCGCTGGCGGTGCAGTAGCGATCCACGAATTCGACTTTTGGTGCTGCTGCGGCGAGTTCAAGCGTCAACCTCTCTTTCTGCTCGGCAAGATCAGCAGCAAGCCGCAGCGCCTCTGGTAAGGACTGAGGAACGCTCACCTGTTGTCCGCTTTCCAGTTCCTGCCAGCGGTCAACCAGGCGGGCAGTAAATTCGGGGCACAGCTGCGCAACAATCACATAACTGTCACGCTTATTCACCTGGTAGTGGTGATATTCCTGGCCGTTCTGCGGATGGGTGTACGGCAATGCCGTATACCCCCCAATGACTCCTTTACTCATCAGTCGCTCAATCGTAATGCACACATCAGGGTGGCGTGATCCGACAAGCGCGGCGATGTCCCGGCTGGACATCGTAATCATCTGGCTGGCGGCGGCCGCGTGATGTGTAGTGCAAAGGTTGAATACATTTGTCTGGTTCATACGTATCTCCACTTTTCAGGCGGCTGCACCCGCCAATGGTTCATGTTTAGTGATCGTGATATCCACCTTTCCACCCGGTACCTGAGGCCCCCATTCCACCAGCATACGTCTTACCTGACAGTCGTCCTCCCAGATGCCAGCATGAGTGAGAGCGTCGAACAGCGCCTTGTTGTAGTTGTCTATGTCACGGCGACGAGCATCCGGCGGATAGAGGACGATCTCTACCGCTGCGGCTGCCGCTGAGGGTTTAGGTAGGCGGCGAAGCTGCTCAATGATGGCTGCACATGCTGCGCTCTGGTATGCCCTGCCCTTTGCGCTGATCAGATGCCGACCTTTAAGCGGGCCGCTGTTCGGCGCGCGCCAGTAGGTGTTTACGCTCGGCGGGAACGGGAGCACCAGTTTCATTTGGCCTCCAGGTCTATCGCGAGTTCGAAAGCATGTGGTGCACCGTTGTAGAGGATGTCACCGAAAGTGCTCATGACATACCACAGCGTCATTGTGGCGTAGCCTTCGCTATCGAGCTTAGGTTCTACGTAGGGGATGTTTAAATCGTGATAGTGACGCTTAAGGTGCTCAATACCTGGTTCGAATAATTTAATTTTTACCTGATCATTTAAGCCCAGGGCCATGCGCTTTGGTTTTTCCTCAATTAGCGATATCCCCCTCGCAGCGCCACCAGCCACCGCGAGATAGCCTTTTTTCTTCAGCGCCTTCACATGCTCAGCTGCGGCGTTCTGAGAGGAGCAACCAATGAGACCAGCAAGCTCAATCATGGTTGGTGGGAATCCTACCTTCGCTATGTAGCCTTTGATGGCAGCCAGCACTTCACTCTGGCGTGATGTTAATCCGATCATGACTCCACTCCATAGCGCCCGTTCAGGCGACCAATTTCACTGTTAAACTTCACCAGGGTTACGCCCATCGGCTTCACCTGTTCGTGATACTTCTTCAGGATCGGCGGAACAGCAGTGTTCCAGCTTGGTTTAGGCTTCTGCTTCAGCGCTTCCCTTATTTCCCGGATGCAGCGCCGCGCAACATCACGGACTGCATTCTCCTGCTCGGATGAAAGTTTCATGCTGCGCGCTCCTCCGGTTTACAG